AAATCAAGGGTCGTGTGCGGCTTTTCCCTGTCGCTACGGGAACGGTTATTGCTGTAGAGATAAATGGGCAAAATGTGCCAATTTACAAAATCCAAAAAGCTGTCACCGTTCCTAAAAAAATATCCTTTTTTGAAACGGCGGAAAAATTGAGTGCGGGAATGGCTGATGAAGTCCTAAAATTACTAGAAGGGGGCGTGGTATGATTAGCTTGCTTTTATCTATTTCAGTTGTTACCACCTTGCCTAATTTGCCTGCCAATTCGCATACTCCTGTTTATGTCAGTTCACCTGTTAAAAAAGAGTTTAATTTGGGCGAATTTTTAGAAGCAAACTGGTTTATTATTGCGACCTTGATTGCTGTTTTAGCGCAGTTGCACATGAGTGTTCAGGAGATTAAGCAGGAATTTAAATTTGTTAAAAATAAACTAGAAGAAATCCAACAGACAACAAGAAACTTTGCCCAAGACTAAGAGGTTAAATATGTCACCAGATCAAGAATTGCAAGTATTATTTCCTGCCATAGAAATCAATGGGATTACTGTCAAACCTTTTAAGTTTAAAGATTTTCGATCGGTTTTAGGTATTGCTAAGAAATATATCGAAATATTTAGCACCCTCAAAGATTCGACCGCCGTAATCATGACAATGCTTGATCAAGGGGAAGATGCTTTAGATGATTTGGCTAAATTGGCTAATTTAGCTACTGGATTAAGCCTAGAAGAAATTGGCGAGCTAGAAGGTGATAAAGCGATGGATTTGTTTATTGCGGTTTTTGAGATAAATTCCGATTTTTTTATTCAGAAACTGACCGAGGGAGCCGAAAAAATAGCGGCAAGACTAGCACCGAAGGGTGGGCTATCCAAATCACCAGACTCCTTCGCGCCGGACACCGACTCTCGGACATTGGAGAATACAGCAAAGCCCAGATAAAATTATTTTTGGATGCGGCTAATTATCTGGAAGCTGAGGAAAGAAAAGCTAATATTGTCGATGGGGCTTTAAGTTTTAGGAGTGACAATCAAAATATCAAAAAAGCGATTAAAGATTTATCTACTGATAATTGATAACTGATAATGGCAACTCGCACTTTAGGGATTAAGTACACTTCTGAGGGATTAGCGGCAGTAACGGGCGCTTTGCAGAAGGTTTCCTTCGCTTTTGATGAGGCATTATCAAAGGCACAGGATACGGTAGAGGAAGCGATTAAAGCCTCTCAAGAGGCTCTAAAAGTTGGGGATGCAGGCGCTTTTGCTGAAGCGGAAAAGAAGAAGGCTTTAGCCGCTAAACAGACGGCTAATTTAGTCAAAAATGCCTATCGAGAATTGGGGGTGCAAAGCGAGGCGGATATAAAATCGCTTAAAGAGCAGGCAGTTTCGGCATTTGAGGCGATTAAAAATAGCGGGGTAGCCAGCGCTCGGGATATTGCCGATGCTCAAAAGCAGTTAGACCGGCGACTAGAGCAGTTAAACGCCCAACTTAAGGACAGTTCCAATCGTTGGGGGCGTGTCTCCGAGTCGATTAGCGGTGCTAAGTTGGCCTTCTCTTCTTTTGTGGGGAATCTTGCCGCTAATACGGTTACAGGGGCTTTTAACTCGATAACGGGGTCAATAACGGCTTTTTTTGGGGGATTATCGGCAAATATTCAAAGAGCGGGGATTCAGACCGAAAACCTCAAGGCTCAATTGAAAACGATTGAAGGGAGTGCGGCTGCGGCGGAGGCTGCCTACGCTAAAATCGCCAAATTTGCCCAAACCACGCCCTACGAACTGGAGCAAGTGACGGCGGCTTATGTTTCCTTGGCTAATCGAGGAATGAAGCCTACAGAGGAACAATTGCAAGCGATTGGCGATATGGCTGCAAGCCAACAAAAGCCACTGCAGCAGTATGTCGAAGCGATTCTGGACGCAATGACCGGGGAAAATGAACGGCTAAAAGAATTTGGGATTAAGGCGGCTAAATCAGGAGATCAGGTTAGTTTTACCTTTCGGGGAATAACCAAAACCGTACAGGCAACGGAAAAATCAATATTGGATACCCTACTATCTCTATCTAAAATGGATGGAGTCATGGGAGGGATGAATGAACGGGCTAAAACTACTGAGGGCAAATTATCAAACCTAACGGATGCTTTACAGGCAGTTTATGTAAAACTCTTCAACGCTATCATGCCGGCTCAACAGGCACTAATTGAGTCAGCCACTGGGATCATTGCTCCCCTTGCCCAACAAGAGAATTTATATAAAGCAATTGGCGATCGAGCTAAAGAATTATCGGATTATTTAAAAGCCAATCCCCAAATAATTGAAGAAATTCGCAGGCAATTACAAGAGGGGATGCTGCTGGTATTTAATTCAGTTTCAGCGACGGCCAAGCAAATTCTTGATTATTTAAGAGCTAATCCAACTGCGATCGAGGATGCGGTAAAGTCAATGGGGACTTTGCTGAATATTACCAAAGAGTTGTTAAATGTATTGGGCTTTGTTCTCAAGGGCTATCAAGCGATTGCGGATACTGTTCGGGTTATTAATGAAGAAATGCCAACCAATAAATTGATTGGTCTGGCTGACGTGGCACAGCAAATTAAAGCGGCTGGGGGGAGCGATGCTGATGTACAAAGAGTTTTAAAGAAAATACAAGAAGAATCAAGCAATTGGAACATAACAGATAGGCTGTTCAATGAACCTAAGATGCAATCTTTGGTAAGGCGAATTTTAGAAAAAGAACTAAAGTTATTAAACCCCGATTATGGACCATTGACGCGGGGAGCTTCCTTAAAGCCTTTACCCGTTCCTGTCCCCCCACCCAGTAGATCGGGTGCGTCACTCCCACCACCACCGTCAGCAGGCGCTTCTACCCCCTCATCTGGTAGCTCTGGTTCCAAGCCAAAATCCGACAAGGATTCTCGACAAAAAGCCTTAATAGATGCCGCAGCAAAAATTGGGATAAAACCAGAAGAGTTAGCGGCTCTTATTTCTTTTGAAACAGGGGGAACTTTTAATCCCGATAAAGTGGGAGGAGAAGGAAATAGATACCGAGGATTAATTCAGTTTGGTCCGCCCGAAAGAAGGCAATTTGGGGTTTATCCAGGGCAATCTTTTGAGGATCAGATGAATTCGGTCGTCGCTTATTTTAAAGCGAGAGGGTTTAAGCCTGGAATGGGATTACTCAGGGCTTACGCTACGGTGCTAACAGGCAATGCCAACGGAAACGTTCACGCCCGCGATTCTAATGGAACTTCGGCATTTTCGGCTGTTCAAAATCAAATAGGACCAGGATCACCTCACTGGCAAAATGCCTTAAGATTTTTAGGCGGTGCAAGCGGAGCAAGTGGCGCAAGTGGCGCAGGACAAGCAGCTTTGGCTCGTGTTGAGGCGCAATTAATTGAGGCAGAAAAAGCCAAAAAAAGAGCGGAACAACAAGCACAACTGGCGAGAGAAGTTGCAAAATTAACACAATTAATAGGAGGCAACGTTTCTAAAATTGCTTTACCTCAAAACCTATTTGGTGAAATCACACCACCGCCTGAGTTTATGGGAATGCGATTTGGTAGTTCGACTGTGGGGGCTGGTATTTCCTCAGTAAATCTTGATCTTTTCTTGGCAACTTTGACTAAAAATCAAGAGGCGATAGAAGCCGCTACGGAAGCTTTAAAATTAGGAATAGAAAGATTCGCTACAGCAACGCTGCCTAGCTTTGGTGAAATCACACCACCGCCTGAATTTGAGGGGTTTTCTTTTGGCAGTTCCACTGTTGGGGTTGATGCCCCAGTCAGATACCCCGATCGCGTAATTGAAATGGCCGAAAATGCTCGGTTAGCCATGGAGCGGTTAGATGCCATGGTGGCTGTGTTCGCCGAAACCGGAACGGTGGGAGTAGAAAAATTGGCTACAGGATTTGAAAATCTGGGACAAACAGTTACCGACGTGGCCCGGTATGCTTTTGGGCAGTTTTTCCAAGACGTGCTAACTGGACAAAAATCCGTGGGCGACGCTCTACTCGATTTACTATCTTCTTTCCTGGATAATATTGCCAATATGTTTGCTTCGATCGCCACTAACAGCCTTTTTAATTGGATCGGTGGGTTGTTTGGTGGGGGTGGAGGTTTTTCTTTTGGTGGTTTATTCAACGGGGGGGGTGGGGGTATCCCCGACATCTTTGGCGGGGGGGCTACTTTTAGCACGATAGCTTTACCCGGGTTTGCTAAGGGAGGGCGGGTTTTTGGGTCGCCTGGTATCGATAAATTAGTGGCTCGATTGTCTGATGGCGAGTTCGTGATTACTGCTGATGCGGCAGATTATTGGGGGGATGATTTTTTAAATTCGGTTAACCGCAAAAAATTGCCTAATTTAAATTTTAATACCTCAGCTAATCCTCAAAAAAACCAACAAAACACGACAATTATTAACAATAACGTTAGCGTCTCGACTCCTAATCTAGGCGGGTTTAAACGCAGTGAGCGGCAAATCGGACGGCAGCTTTCCGAGTATTCGTCAAGGTAAATTATGAAAACTATAGCTAATTCTTTACAATCAGTTTTAGGTTCGCAGGTGCGATCAATTACTCGCTGTCTGCTAATTACCCGTAGGGATGGGCAATCTTTTGGCTTTACGGAATTAGATCGAGATTTAACTTTTGCAGGGATAACCTTTAAATCTTTTGGGGGATTAGATCCAACAGCGATCCAGTCGGATCTAAGTTTTGAGCCTAATAATATTGAGTTTGCTTCTTTTCTGACAACAGACGGCATAAAAGCCACGGATTTAATGCTAGGGCTTTTTGATTATGCTAGAGTACGTTTTTTCATGGTAAATTATCTTGATTTGCCGACAAGTTTTACTGAGTCACCGCCTAAATTTTTAGCTTTACCTGTGCGGATTTTGGGCAAGGTAAAATTTACTGATAATAATTTTACGGCAGAATTGATGGGTTTAACTCAATTTTTAGAAGGGCGGATCGGAGATGTGACCTCTAAGACTTGCCGGTATGAGTTTGGCGATGCGCGTTGTGGGGTTAATATTTCTACTTTTGAAACTAATATTGCAGTTACTACTAATCGAGACAACTTAAGCTTTTATACTACTTGGAACGGGGAAAATGATCGGTTTACTGGTTCTAAAGCCACTTGGCTATTAGGGGCTAATTCGGGGGTAGAATTTACAATTATTAGACAATTAGGAAATACTTTTTTTTTGGCCGCACCATTGCCTGTAAACCCTAGTGGTGGTGATACTTTTTTGGCGATTCCTAATTGCCAAAAAAGTTTTGATAATTGCCACGGATTTAATAACATTCTCAATTTTGGTGGGGAGAATAAATTACCTGGATTAGATGCAATGATTTCTGGAGAAAATCAAGATGGATAAAAATTTAATTATTGAAAAAGCAAGGGAATACGACCGATGGGCTGACGGAGTGGATTTAATAAAAGAATTTACCTCGGAATGTATTCCGATAAACGATTGGGAGCCAGGAGATATTTTAGTTTTTACAATTGGCAAAATCCCCCGGCATTGTGGGATAGTTGGGAGTAAAGACGGTAACGTAACTTTAATTCATGCCTATTCTACTATAGGCAGATGCGTAGAGCATAACTTGGATAAAGTTTGGTTAGACAGAATATTTCAGGGCTTTGCTTTTAAGTCAAAAGATTTATACCAAACAAATGTGTCTTCGCAATCGTGACAGTAAAACTGTAAATTAAAAGCGTGAGTGTAAGTAAGTGCATGAATTCTATTTCCGTAGCATTTAGGGCAATGTTTGCCAGTGGGTTTATGTGTCATGAGTTTTAGCGAAGAAAGATTAGATTTAGGATACGACTACGGCACGGTGGCGACGATTACCACCAAAACCTCTATTATTGAATCTAAAAACGGCACAGAACAAAGAACGCCGCAATGGTATCAGCCATTGCTTCAATTTAATATTGGAGAAAGATCAGAAACTAACGATCAACTAGACCAGTTTATAGCATTCTATACTGCTCGGAAAGGGGCTTTTCAAGGCTTCCGATTTAAAGATTGGAGTGATTATCAGTTTAGTACGATAATTACTCTAAATGCCAATAGGCAAGCCCAGCTATTTAAAGCTTATTTTGTGGCAGGATTCACGGTCAAGCGGCCTTTGGTCAAGATTGCGAAAACACATTTGTTTGGTATAAATCTTTTGATTTCAAAGCAAAGCCTTGAAATATTCTGTCTAACCAAACTTTATCCAA